GCAAGCTTTGCCTGATCATCGAACAAAGCCTCGAAACCTTTGTTCCGAACCACCACGCCGTCCGGCCGCGCCGCCTCGGTGCGCGCTTTCTCGATGTCGGGAAACGCCCCGTCCTCGGCAATGATGCGGCGGCTGTTGAGCTCGTGCAGCCCCTTGCTGCGCCGCATGTTGATCTCGTCGTTCGCGCTCTTTAAATTGCGGACGAAACCATACCTATCGTTGTCGTGGTCGACCGCCGCGCTGAACATCTCGTACTTATGCGTCGACTGGTCCTTGTCGTAGAACGGACTGTGCCCCTCCTTGAACTTCCGGCTCCCGGTGAACAGGCACCAGCACCATTTGCCCTGGTGCTTGTACCAGCACTCGACCATGCGAACCCGCTTGCCGGTGCCCTCGCGGTCGCCGTCATACCAGCGCTGCTCGCGGTCGCTGTTGGTGGTCAGATCGGAACCGCTCTCGCCCAGGCCGTCGAGCTCATCGGCCAGGTCCGGCAGCACTTCCTTCGCCGTGTCGAGGTCGAGCCACTTGGCCGTGCCGAGGTAGCGCGCGTCGCGAAAGTCCGCCTTGCTCGAGCGCGGGTCATAGAAGAAGTCCTCGACATCGACCTCGGTGAACGTCACGTCGTGGCCGGGGCTCGCCTGCGGCCCCATCGGCTCGTTGCCGACCATCTGGCCAGGCTGGCCGCCGTAGCCGCCAGGTTGCGCCACCGGCACCAGATCAAACTCGATGCCGGCAATGCCGTCCGTCGCCGCCCGCTCGGCGCATAGCGGATCTTTGTAGTCCCAGTCCTGCTCCTCGAACAGATAGCGCAGCACTGCGGTGGCGAGCTCGGCCCCCTGCGCGTGCTGCGGCGTGCGCGGAAATGCCTTCGGGTCAGCCCGTTGCCGCACCACCAGCCCGACGTTGCCGTCGATCTTGCGGCCGATGCGGTTGTAGGTGACGATCGGCTGCTTGCGCTTGTTGAAGATGGCGATCTGCTCGGCCGACCAGTGGCTGCCGTGCCGGCGCCGCCGCGCGTCCTTCTGCTCCTCGATCTCGGCGTGCTTAGATGAAAGGTACTCTAAATAAAACTTCTTAAGCTTTCCTAAGCTCAGATAACCGCCCTCGCTGTCATCGCTCGTAGACAGATCCTCGCGGCCATAGGCCTGCGGCCCGGCGCCGTAGCCAGGCATTGGCATCGCAGTGGTGGGCATGGGTCAGCCTTGTTTCAGTTTTTTGCCGGCCTTACGCACCCGCATATCCCACAACAGTTTGTGGCTCGCCAGCCAGCGGGTGATCTCGTTGACAGTCCTGCGCCCGCAATTGGGCTGCTGTCGCCAATAGTCCCGGCCCTTGCGCCACACCTCGTCCGGTGACGGATCGTATTTCCCGAGGCCGTTACGCAAGACATAGTTGGCGCGCACCGAGAGATCTTTATCGATGATAAGCACTCGAGCGCGCTCCCGCTTGCGCAGCGTGTCCTGCTTGAGCCGGTCGCGCTCCCATCGGTCCAGGCTGTCGTAAAATTCCATCTTGCTCGCCGCCTGAGCCTGCGCCTCGGCGGCCGGGACCAGCCCCGTGATCTGCTGCCCCTGCTCGTTGTACACGAGGCGCCAGCACATCCCCTCCGGCGTCGGCGGCGGGGGCGGGTACAGGCGTCGGCGCTGCCACCTGTTCAGCAATCGGGCCTCACGACAGCCGGCGATCGGTTTCGTGTTCGGCCGCAACCATGTCCTCGGCGGCCTCACTGAAATGCGGAATACGCTGCATCACGACAGCCATGTACCGCGCGACCACCGTGCGCCGGAATTCCTCGCCAGGGTATTCGCCGGCCAGGACCATGGCCAAGTACATCGCCACGACGTTCGCCAGCGCCTCGCCGATGTCCCCGACCGTCTCACCAGAGAACAGGTCGTTCATCCCCATGGTGAGAGCGTGCACACGACTGTCGCAATGATCGCTCATGCCTTGGCCTCCCGGCGGCGCTTGCGCATGTACTCGCGCATGTAGTCCCGGTGATAAGCGTCGCGGTCGAACTTGCCGCTCGGCAGAGGTGACACAATAGTCGTCGGCTCAGCCGGCGGCGGCGCGGTCGCGATCAGGGCCTCCTCGAGCGCCTCACACACCGCCATGGTGTCCGGGTTGCGCGGCTGCGCCCGCCGGAGCCGTGCCATGATCAGCCAGATGTTCTCGCTCACGTCTAACAGTTTAACGCCGATCGCGACCGTGTCCAGCGGTTAGTTCTAATTAACCCGGCAGCCGCTGGCTCGGCTCGCGCGCCGCCTCGTTGGCAATCCGGTGCGCTTCGGCGTCGTCGAGCGAGAACTCGCTCTTCAGCGCCTCCAGCGCCGCCTCCTCCTCCTGGCTCGCCCGCAGCAGCCGATACTTGGCCACCATTGCCGGATCACGGTTCTCAGCCTTCGCCGTTGCGTCGCGCTGCTTCGCCTCGGCCTTCCGCTCGCTCTCTGCTGACATCGGGATCTCCTCTGAATCACCCCTCGGGCATCAGATAACCGCCAGGACAGCGGTTAGTTGCTCGAGGGCAATTACGCCCAGCATGCCATAAGCAACCCAGTCACCCGCCCGCGCCGGATCGCGGTGCTGTATATAATCCGCAGCCTTCTTCGCCCGTTCCGGCTTGGCTGGCGGCGAGCCAGGGATCATCATGTCGAGCAGCTGGCCGATCAAGCCGAGGGCGTCGCAGTTATGGCTCAGAAACCCGTTCGCATAATATGTGTGCGCGTGGCTTACGGTGAGGTTTCGGACTCTCACCCTCTCCAAAAGCACCTCGATTCCGATAACGCATCCCGCATGCCTTGGAGCAATAAAATGCGAGATCAGGCCATTTCGTTCTGAACAGCCTATGACAGCATTTGCAGGCAACTGCTTCGCCTTCGGCCACATATCGGCCGCGCCGTGATGGTCCGCCACCAATACCGCGTTGCTTGCAGCCCGGACTGCAAAATCTGGCTCGATCGAATGCCGCCTCGAACAGGTCACCACAGGCCGCACAGACTTTGCTGATCCTGCCCCTGCCAATCCAAGCCGCGCGCCCGTGAGCGGAATGCCAAGCACGGCCGGCATCACTGCAATGCCATTCCGCAGCCTGCTCGCGAATCTGGGCCAGATGAGCCAATTGTTTTTCCAGGCTCTCGCCAACCAAAGGATGCCGGGCGCGATGCTCCGCCTTGGTGACACACTCGAAATTGTCGATCGTGTTATTGTCCCAATTCCCGTCCTTGTGGTGAATATCGTGGCGAGCCGGGATAGGCCCGAACGCATCCTCCCACATATGTCGATGCAAAAACCCGCGCCGCGGCTCGGTAGCGTAGAAATATCGCCGATGCGTGAGGCGGGTGCCGTTTGGGTAGCGCCTGTACCGATGCCCTCGATACTCGATGACTTCCGCCTGCGTTGACCACATAATGGCTCCATCCTCACTTGGTCCATTATACCAATTTCATCAACGCGCACAAACCCTTTCCCTTCGACAAAAACCGGATGATTGTTCGTCGCGACCAGTGACCGGCCATCTGCCGTCGTAACCCTGTACACCGTCGCCGCCTCATTAGTGATAGCTACCGCCGTCACCGCATGCGGCCCATCCGGTGTCGCCACCAGATCACCAACCTCGATACGCTCGACCGGCCTCATCGAGCCATTGGCCATCGAGATGAGTGTCCCCTCGGCCACACATTGGTCGTCGTGCTTGCCGGCAGGAAAACTCAAAAGCTCCGTCCGTAGCGCCGAATACCAGTCTTCTTTCGTCGGGACGTACAGACCTTCGAGAGCCATCCGTCCCCTGATGGACTGCGCCCTGACGGCTTTGTCTCCTCGCGTGGGGAAGGATTCGACCGCACAATAGGCTTGCCGCTCGCGTTGCCGCCGCTCCATATACGGCCCAATGCCTGCAGAAATTTGCCCTTTTTCAGTAGCCCACGCCAGCGGCTTCCATTGCTTGACCAGGTCACAGAACGCCTCGATCCACTCGTCCGACGCCGTCTGCTTGCGCCATAAGTCTAACAGGTACATGCGGCCCTCGGGGTCGAGGCCGACGACGACGTGGCACGTGAAGTCGCCGCCGTCCGCCGTCACGGCATAGTCGGAGCCGCCATATATGCGCAGCGTCTCGCGGGCGGGTGGCTTGTCATACGGCTTGAGCCAGGCGGCACGGAAGTACTCACCCTCTTCCGGGCTCGGGCGCTGCTGGTACAGCGCCGACCACATCATGGGCGAGGTTTCGCGCTGGCGCTGGCGCAGGAATTCCGCGTAGTTGTAGCCGCTTGGGTCGTCCCACAGGTAATCACCCGGCTTGCGGCCGATCGGATCGTCTAACGCCTCCGCGATCGCGGGGATGGAGATGACGCGCCCGCGCACGGTGCCACGCTCCATCTGCTCGAGCACGCGGCCGGCGATATCCTCCTCGTGCCACCTGGTGTTCATGATCACCCGTTTTGCGCCCGGCTTCAGGCGGGCAGAGAAGTCGTCGACATACCAGTCCCATCGCTTGTTGCGGACGAGCTCGGACCACGCATCTTCGCGCGAGCCGAAGAAGTCGTCACCGATGCCGAGGTCGGCACGGAAGCCACTGATGCCAGTGCCAGCGCCCACGCCGTAGTATTCACCGCCTTGCACCAGCGACCAACGGGCGGCTGCAGCGTTGTCCTGCGAGAGCTCGATGCCGAGCGCACGGCCTTCCAGGGCGATGTCATTGCGGACCCTGCGTCCCCACCGCTCGGCGAATTCTACGCTATGGGTGGCCGCTAGAATGCTGTGGGCGGGGTGTCTGGCGAGATACCAGGACGGGAACAGAACGCTGATGTACGTGGACTTGGCACTGCCTGGCGGGGCGAACAGCAGCAGCACTTCGTCATCGCTGTCGAGGAACGCCTCGATCTCGTCAATGATGAGCTGGTGGTGGCGGGCGGGCTGGAAACCGCGGTAGCAGGACCACGCCGTCAGGCTCTT